ATGTTTACTTGCATAATATATAATAGAATTATTTGTTATTTAGTTTAAAATCGTTATGTTTGCCAAGTTTTCAAAAAGTTTTTGTTTTTCAAAGGTGTGATTCTTCGGAATTGCACCTTTTCTTATTGTACAAAATACTTGCCATAGTTACTGTCTATTTCATAATACATTCTCATAGCCAACGCATCAGAATAGTCAGGAGAACGACCTAGTATAGCTTTTACATTGTCTTTAGAAAGTATCTGTAGTTTATTGTCTTTGTCTGCATCTTTAGTTCTTACCTGCTCTAACTCCTCAATTATATAACTCTTAATATTTACATCTGTGCAGCTTATACCTATTTGTGATTTATTTATTAAGTCAGCTAACTTATAATAACATTGAGTTTTTAAGTTTTGATAGTTCTCTCCTTTTATTGGTCTTGAATTATTTACAAACCCCTGACATCTTAGATAATCTTTTACACCACCACCAACACCATCTTCATCTACTATTATGTTTCTTAAATTAACTTGATTAGCTTGTTGTAATTTTTTAATTTGCTCTACAACTTCATTTACAGATGATTTAAGCATAGTTTGTATGTTTATAGTATGTAAACCTTTCCAAAGCATAATAACTGTTCTGTCGCTTCCAAATCGTGCTACATCACAAGTTATATATTTATCTCCATCTTGTCCTTGTTGATTAAATAAACTTACTATAGCATTGTAATCTATTAAGCTATCATCTGTAGCATCATATTCCCAATTACCATAAAGTAGTCGTTGTTTGCTTAGTTCATCTAATTCAAATAATTGCTTCTCATAATGTTGTGATATATACTGATTGTCTTTTACTAATGATTGTATAAATCTTCTGTAAGGTTTTATTGTGTTGTCTTTAGCAGGTCTGTAATATTCTGTATATACCCAGTTCTTTGCAGGGTTGCAAGTCATTAGTAATTTAGGTATTAGATTGTTTTCATCTAACTTATATCTTAATCTTGATGCTACTACGTTCTTTGCCTTTTCTGTTATTTGATTTGCTTCATCTATAAAAGCACCTGTAATCTCTAATGAACCTAAACTATCAAAGTTACGATCAGATGGGTATAAGAATAGGTCTTTTAGTATTATCTCGCTTTTATTGTAAAAGCTAATTATATTACTAGAACCATTAAAAGTATAGTGTTCTCCTGATTTTAAGTTCCAAGCATTACATACTTCAAAGAAAGTATTTAGTGTTGTTTTCTTTAGTGCATCTAACTTAGACCTACCCATTAAGTATCTTGTGCCTTTGTATTGTAAGCACATAAGAATTAAATAACTTACACCTACCCAACTCTTACCACCTCCTGCTGCACCTCCAAATAATACTTCTTTTGTCTTGTTATCAAATAAGTATTTAAGTGCTTGTTTTTGTGTGCTTGTAAATTCAGGATTTATCTCCAAGATTTATATTTATTTTGATAGGTTCATTACCTGATGTTAAATCTATCTCTTGTTTCTCATTGTAACCTCTCTTACGACCTCTTGTTCTTAGAAAGAATGTAGTTGCTTGTGTACTACCATTTTCTATTTGTTTCTTTAAATGTGTTTCTGCAAAGTCAATAAACTTACTATCTAAACTATCTACTGCTTTACGATATTCTTCATCTTCATTATACCATTTATAATGTTGGGTTCTACTAAGACCACACTTAACACACGCTTCAGTAACTATTCCTAGTGATAACTCTAAAGCATCTAACATTTTATCTTTGTTGGTTTGTGTTCGTTCTGTTCGCCTATCCATAGTATATAATAGAAATTATTGGTATTCGTTTGGTAGCATTAATCTTATCCCTAGATCAGACAATGCCCATATTCTTATTTGTTCTGCATATACTTCAAATGCTTTTGTGTTTAGAGATGTTGTACTTACTATCTTGTTTAATCCTATCTTCTTATTGTTTATCTCTATCATTTCCCACTCGTTTAAAAACTTAGCCCTTAGTATGTCGTGCATCTCATCATTAAAGTAACCGAGTTCTTCAGCTAACACTTGTACTATACACTTCCAATAGTAATTGTTCTGTACGTTTGATCTTGTGTTTCTGTGTTTCTTAACCTCTACAGTATATGGACTTTCCATATCTTTTAAATAGTTTACTAATTGCATCTTATCTTTTTTATCGTGAATTACAAATTTCAAAATAATTGGTTTTGTTTTATATCGTTTTGTTTAATTATTCCTAATGCAGAATTTAATATGTGTAATCCTAATTCTGAATTTACAGCATTTCTTTCTTCTAAAGGTTTTTTACAAGCTCTATTATGATGTCCTTTAATCATTGTACCTATATCATCTTTTGGTTGTTTTATTTTAGATATATTAAAATTTGACCACAAATAATGTCTACCAATTTTTAAAGGTTTTATTAATGGTTCATAATAACTAACTACATTTTCTACACAATACTTTCCTTTGTAAAAATTTTGTAAAAAAATTATTTCTTGGTATAAACTCATTAAAGGATATACAGGTTTTTTTCTTATATGTTGTGTAAAGTAATTAGTTTTACTATGTGATTGACAAGGTGGACTACTCCAAATAAAATCATATTCTTTATAGTGTTCTAACAAATATTCGTGTGCATCTGCTATTATTATATTGTCATTTGGATATAATAATTTATATTTATTTGCTATTTTCTCATTTAATTCTACAGAAGTAATTTTGTGTTTATCTCCCCACAAAGCTCTATTGCCACCTATACCTGCATATAAGTTTAGTATTTTCATTAGCTTGTAAGTTTCTCTTTAGTTTCTTTCCACATTCTATCTTTTCTTTTACTTAATGATGGTTCTGTTCTTCTTATATTTGGAAAACCCCCAAACTCTTTTTCTACTTCTTGCATATATTCTCCACACTCAGGACACTCTGATCCTATATTACAAATTTTACCATCAATAACTTTCATTACAATTTTACTTAGTTGCTTTTGTATTTTACATTTATTACATTGAAATAATAACATTTTAAATATGATTTAATCTTATATTCTTTTTTCTCTTTGCTTCTAACTCCTCAATCTCAAACTCTAAATGTGCAATAGCTTTCTTTATACATTCTTCAGGTCTATGGTGTTTAAAGTTTGCTCTTAATAAATACGTTACTGCCGTACCTACATTATAAGTAAGTTCCCAATCAGATACAACTTTTCTAGCTTCGTATTTATGATTCTTTCCGATATAATAATCAGGTATTCTTTTATCTTTCATATTTTTCTTTTATTTGTCTAATTCCTTGATAGCAGTTATTTAAACAAGTACCACAATTACTTGTAGGTTTATAGTTAGTACCATAAATTGTATTGTATAACTCTACCATTTTCTTTTTTACTGTTATATTCTTTGCTACTCCTGTCTTTATATCTTCCCATATCAAAAGACATTCTTCTATCAATTCTTCAGGTATGTCATCAGGTCTTTCTACTTCTGTTGTCTTACTCCAATACTTTTGAGGACATTCCATAACTCCTATCCTAGCTTTTACTTTCATAAAACAAAGGCATACCTTACAAGTACCTGTAGGTTTGAAGTAATATACACACTCTCTACATAATGCTATGCGTTCTTCATACACCTCGTTCTTTACAAAAAAATTACTCATATTATTCTTAATTGTGCAGTATGTTCATTTAATCTTTTTATAGCTGCATTATAATATTCTTTGTCAAGCTCACATGCAGTGAGGTTATAACCTAAGTTATGACATGCAATAGCTATTGAGCCACTTCCTAAATGAGTATCTAATATCTTATCTCCTTCTTTTGCATAGTTCATTAAAAGCCATTCATAAAGTTTAATAGGTTTTTGTGTTGGATGAATTCTTATCTCTTTGTTTTTCATATCTTGTTGCATCATACCACTCCATAACCATCTAAATATCCTTGATGGTTTATTAAAACTATTCCAAGCCATTTCACAATCAGCAAAATCATTTGAATATTTATCTTGTGTTCTTTTATCCCAAATCAACCAACTTTTTGTTAATGGTAATTTAAAATAATTACCTCCAAATATTATTTGATTTTTAGATGTTCTAAATAATTCTTTAAAATATTTATCTGTTGGTGTACAACTATCCCAATCTCCAACACTTGAATAATCTTTTCTTTTTGCAACACCACCCTTTGTTGATTGAGTATAATTCATTTTGTGTATGTCAATTCCATATGGCGGATCAACAATGGCTAAGTCAAAGTGATTGTCATTATATCTTGACATCAATTCCATATTATCTTCGTTTGTAATATTAATCATCTAATTTTTCTTTTAGATATTCTCTTACTTTGTCTATAGTAGTGAACAAGCTATTCCTACTTATACCTGTTTTCTTTGCTAGTCCTGTTAGTGTATTACCCTCGTAGTAGTACAACTTAAATACATCTCTATCATACCAATATACATCTTCTAACGCTTTATCAATAAGTTCTAGTTTTTGCCATTGTTGGTATTCTTCAGGATTAGGTATATTGTATAGGTGTTTCTCGTTTGACATTTCTCCTGTTTCTGTAATGTCGTATGTTATACTACTTGCTTGTGCATCTAAGTTTGTATAATATTTATTGTATTTATAATAAAAAGGACTTCTTATACTTGTATAGCTTCTTCTCAATACTACTGCACCATATCTTATTAATCCTTTTTTACCATCTTTATCAAATATATTTTTTAATACTTCAGGATTCATTTGCATAAAGTATAACATTAATTCTTGTACTGCTTCTTCTATTAAATTTATATCTTGCGAGTAGGTGTAAGACATCTCTACAAATGTTTCTCTACAATCTGCTACTGCCTGATATATTTTATTCATTGTTATTTTTTATATCTCTTAAATCTCTTACAACCATTTCTAAAGCATTGTCTAGTAATAGCTTATATGCTCTTATAGCTTCTAAATTTCTTTTTGTTTGTATTCCTGCAAAATATCCGTTTACCATTACTGATGTATGCGAAGGTATAAGTGTTAGCCAATCATCCCAATTACCTTGATCTACATCTTTACCATAACTATTATGATATTCTATAATAACCTGTAATACTTCTTTAAAATTATTATATTTTGTTTCTGAAGAAATCTCTTTAACAAATGATAACATAAGGTTTAAATAATCGTTTACAACTATTTGATGTGTAGTGTTTGCAAATATTGGTTTCTCCATACCCAAATATAGAAAATTAATTACTCTATATTCTTTTCCTTTTTTATTTTATTAACAAGGTCTTTGTAATAACTTATCTTTTCTACATAATCTATCCTAGTCATTTTAATATTAACCTTTGACAGATATTCTAATTCTTCAGCAGTACCTAATCCATACTTAGCATTTAATCTAAGTCCAAATTGCCAAGCCATTCCCTGTTCAAACATATTACACTTAACACATTGAACTTGACAATTCTTTTCATCCCATCTTGTGTTGTGATGCCTACGAGATTGAAAATGTCCGTTCTGTAGTTTCTTGTAATGATCTATTTTACCACAGGTAAAACATTGTGCAACTCCCATATCTGTAGCATCTCTTAATCTAATGTATTTAGAAAACCAACTATCTAATTCTTTTTTTAGTTTACTTACAGGTTTCTTTACCCCCATATAACTAATTGTTCATCTTGAGGAATTGGTTTAAAGTATTGGTATCTTGCTATGTTTGTTTTTCTACCAAACCTTGTTTTCATTTCTACAAGATTAGTGTGTATAGGATAACCTTCGTTTTTAAGTTTTAAAATTATATCTGCTAAACGAGTAGCACCATATTCTTTTATAGCTTCCCAACTTGTTATCTTACCATAAGTTTTTAAATGCCATTTAATTGCATCCTTTTGTGTTTTAATTTCTTCGTGTGTTATTCTTATTGTTTTCATAATGTAATTGATTTAATTATTTCTTCACATAATTGTTTTGGTATCATACTTCTTTGATAGTTACCTTTAAGTCCTTGCGTTCCTGTTTGTGAACCTCTTGGTGCAGAAACGTGGCAACTATCTCCATTTTTACATATTGGTCTAGGTTTCCAACCATTAGGATTAAAAACACTATACAAATAATTAGTCCATATATCTGTTGGTTTCATTCTTGTATCTCCATACTGACAATATGTAACTGTAGCCCTTTCAGCTATTCCTTTAAATAAACCTAACTTTCTTAATTTTCCTCTAGGGTTTTCTACAAAGAAAAAGTCAGGTTGAAACATCTCTATAATCTCTATTGTTTTATTTACTATCTTAACTCCTAATATAGCTTGTTCTGTTTTTGGTGTATGATCTTGATGCCAATGGTGTCCTATACTTGCTACACTAAAATATGTACAAGGTGGACTAGCCCATATTACATCAGGTTTAAAAGGTATTTTAGAACAATCAAAATCTAATATGTCAATAACATAATCTATATTGTCAAAAGGTTTTATATCAACACAAAATGTTTCGTGTCCATATTCTTCAGCTACTTTACTAAAACTTCTACTACCTGCAAATAATTCTAATATTTTCATTTAGTTTTCTTTTTAATTCTATATAAAATATAACTAAAAAAAGGTGTACCTAATAATAATGATAATAAACTAGGATGTGGTTCTCCACATAATCCTGTCAAGTGTCTTAAAAAATCTATCATTTTATTTGTTTTAATTGTGGTTGATAAAATTCTACGTTCTTCTGATTTAATGTTTCTGTTCTATATATAGCATCAGATATTCTTTTCTTGTGTTCTATTATCCAACGATAGAAAGTTCTTATATTAAGAAAAGGATCAAAACTGCAAAACCTTACTCCTTGATAAAAAGCATCTTGTATCTGATTAAAATACATTCTTCTAAATCTATTCTCTCTTTGTAAATCTTCAGCTAATATTTTTGCAAGTGATGCCATAGTTTTTGCATCTGCTCTATGTCCTAACTCTACTGATGTCTTAGCAATTAGGTCTAATGTTTTTTCTGTAAGTTCTTTTAAGTTTTCGTTTTCTAATGTTTTCATTTTTTAAATTTATATTTAGACATATCATTTTTTATTAATCTCCTATGTACATATACATAATCATCTTTAGGTTCTTTAAATTTTTTACCTATCTCTAACTTGCCACTATACTTAAAATAGTTATCCAAATCTATAGTATTTTTTTTATATAGCTTTTCTAAGTATATCATCTGCTTATATTCTTTTATCATAATAAGTTCTTTGCTTTTTGCCATTCATCTATCTGTGCATCTAATTTAGATGTACCTGTTTTTTTAGGTGCATCCCATTTCTGAGAATTTTTTGCCCAACGAGAAAGTCGCAACTTAACATCAAACGTAGCTTGTTTCTCATATCTCATTTTAGCATTAACTCTATCAGAACTTTTTTCTGTCCAATAATCTATAAACTCTTGTTTCATTTGTTTAGGGTAATCAAAAAACATAACGTGATTAACAAAACCTTCCCTCTTAGATATATTATTACTTGTAGTATTAATACTTGTATTATTATACTCCGTGATTTTCGGTATAGGGTTCTCCGTGTTTTTCAGTATACCTATACATCTTTTCGTGATTACGTTCCTTAAATCTCGTTCTATCTTAACTGTTATAAAACCTTTTTTATTAAGTTCTGAAATCCAAGAACTTATAGTATTTTTATTTACGTTATATAATTCAGCAAAGTAATTGTTAGAAGCAAAGCAAAAGCCGTGCTTATTACTTAAAGCAGTAATCTCTCCGTATAATAATTTAGCATTAGGTTTTAGATCAGAGTACCTTACGTTTGCAGGTATTATTGCGTAGTAGCTTGGTTTTTCGTTCATAATGTTATAATTTCTGTAGAGTAATCAACTTCTCTAAATGCGTGTTTAATTATATCAATATTTTTTGAAAATTCCAAATAGGTAGTTGGTAACATATATTTTGCCTTACCACTTGTTATCTTAATTTTAACTTGTGGTTTAGCAGAAATCTTAATACCTGCATCTATTAAACATTTACATAGTTCGTGTCTATTAGGAAAAACTACTTTAATCTTTTCAGATTCAGTATAAGCATTATATACTTTATTAAAGATATTTCTATAATAAGGAAAACTAGCATAATTAGATTTATGTGAGTTCTTATAATGCAATACAGAAGTACGATCCTTTTTAATTATATCGGCTAT